AGGTTGGTTTCATCCCATTGGCCGGCTGCGACTTCGCCGTTGTACTGGTGCATCAGAGTGCCAATGCTGGTGTCCTCTGGATCTAGTGCCATCACATAGACCCGAGCGAGCCAGCGCTGTTGCACTGCATTCAAGCCCCAAGCCCTAGTCAGCTCGTTGTTTGGGAAAACTAAGGTGGCCTCTGTGTTGTCACCGCTTCGGTTGACGGTTACGCCACTGAAGCCGTAAGGCACAAAGGTGTACTCGTCGCCCTGGAAGGTGGACGTGGAATCGATAAAGAAGTTTTGGAAATAAAAGCTGGACGTTCCTTTTTGGTTTTGAAGGCGCAGGTAGTTGCCAAGTGCGATCTCCATCAGATTCCAAGCCTCCGGCGGGTGGTGACTGATTGCTGCAGGCGGCGCAGTGCCAGCTGCTGGCCACGTTCAGCTCCTTGGCTAGCAGCTTGCTGCAGGCCGGCTTGGAACTCTTGGTTGGTGACGTAATCCACGTTGTTGATGCGTTCGACGTTGTAGCGAACGTCGATGGCGGCTGGTGCCATTGTCGCCGTGCCGCCGCCGGATGTCTCGTCGCCGCCGGAAAGAACAGCGTTGCCGCGTGCTCCAGCTGCATAACGATTCATAGCCAACTTCATCTTGCTAGCCGGAATGACATACTCCGACTCGCCGCCTTCGCCGATAAGTGCTCGGGTAGGTCCAGTTACATACCCGCCTTCAGCAAATTTAAGTCCAGGAGTAAACGCGGCTGGATTGAAACCGGCTTGGCCTGCACCAAAGACCGCTGTGCCAGAAACGGGGCCTTCGCCTGTAAATAAACCAGTACCTCCGCCACCAAAAATACCTAGTAAAGACTTATAGGCATAAATAATTAGTAGTTGACTGATAATTTTTCCAGCCATATCGACAAATGATTTGCCGACATCGCGGAAGAAGTTTGCCAAAACTTCTTGGGCATTTGTAGTTCCGGTTATAAGCTCAGTAAACGCGGAGTTGAATGCCGTCCCTATCGCTTCAGCGCCGTTAGCTGCATTATTAACAGGATCGACAAGCTCGTCAAGCTTTTTTCTGTACTCGTCTAGTTTTTCTATTGCTTTGTCGTTCGGGTCTAAATCCAAGCTGGTGTCAAAAGCGCCAGCCCCTTTTCTTTGGATAAGGAAACGGGTGTCTAAACCCGCTCGCCTGTAGTACTCATCTGTTATGTCCCTTTCAAGTTGACGAATTGCATCAAGTTTTACTAACTCCGCATCTCTTAACTTGGCGTCTTTGATTTTTAAAATTGCAGCTTTTTCTGTTTCATAATTAGCATCTAAGAGTTGTTTTACTGTATCTCTTTCGATGTCTGCAGCAGTTTTTTTGTACCTTAGATCTATAACTTTAAGGTCATTGTATTCAAATTGTGCATCTCTAATTTGATTCTCAAAGTCACTAATTGCTTCGATAGCTTTAAGGTCTGCCAAAAGTTGGGCAGTCCTATCTTTTGGTCCTTTTGGTGCGCTCTTGGCGGATGGTGGAGCAATTAGGCGCCTGTCTGCGGCGGTTAGCGGTATCTGTACAGTTGTGGTTACGCGGTCTTTAAACAGCTCAAGTAGCTCGGCTTTATCTGCTGAAGAAAGAACTCCTGTCTTTCCGCCTCCTCGCCTTGCCTTTACAGCGGCTTGGAATTCGGCGTCTTCGGCAAGATCTTTTGAAAGTTCCCTAAAACGTAGATCTCCGCTGATTTGGGAAATTAAACTATTTACAAATTTCAGTAGTCCGTTAAGAGGTCCAGCCAAGAGTGTCTGCAGCTGGAGTGTTAGTTTGTTCCAAAGTTCGGTTGTTTCGTTTGTTGTTTTACCTAGATCAATCAAACTTTGCGCTGCTTTGTTTCCAAGTGCATTAGCGAGCTCTTCCGAAAGTAGCGTCGCAAGCTCAGCTGCCTTTCCTTCAGCCTCAAGTTGAATGGCTTTTTCTGCGGCGGCTTCTGAGCTGAATAGAGTTTTTTCCTGGAGCAGATCAAAAGCTTTAGAAGTGCTAGTAAGGGATCTGGCTGTGTTTAGAGTCGCTCCAGCGATAAGGTCTAACTGCTGTCCCAGTGCGCTTAGGGCGATTTGTGCTGCCAGTGTTTGGGGTCCGGTTCCGAGGCCGCCAAGACCGCCACCAAGGACCGCACCAGGGCCGCCGCCGAACAGCAGAGGGAAGCCTGCACCAAGCGCTACATTTCCCAACCTTTCGTTACGTTTTTTGCGACCTCGAACAACTTCTGCTTGTGCGTCTGTTCGCGCTTTAAGTCTTTTGTCAAAATCTTTAAGTGCTGCGTCATCGGCTTTTTTCTGTGCAACCCTTATAGCTTCAATCTTATCTATCTCTGCTTCTAGTTCCTTTTGGATAAAATTAAGTTCTCTAAAGTTTGCCTTTGTATCAAAATCTGCCTCAATAAAAGCAAGTCTCTCTTGGTACTCCTTTCGGAGTTCAAATGCCCGCTCTACTTGTCTTCTGACAGCTGCTTCTGCTTCTATCGCAGCGCCACCAGCAGTAGGTGGAGCACCTCCAGGGCGAAAGAATTCGCCGCTAGTTGTAGCTATAGTCCTACGAACGACGCCTCCTGTATCAAAAGGTGCAGGATCCCTAAAGCCTCTCGAAGCAAAAGAAGCTTGACCTTCTCTTCGTCGTATTTCGTCTACTCGTCTCGACAAAATTTGACTTGTTTCAGCCGCATCTTCGAAGAATTTAATCCAAGAAGTCTGAGTATTTAGTGCTTTAGCTTTGATTGCAACTGCTGCTTCAGCTGCATCCTCAAAGAATGTGTTCCAGGCAGTTCTAGTATTTAGTGCTGTAGCTTTGATTGCGACTGTTGCTTCAGCTGCATCTTCGAAGAATGTGTCCCAAGCGGTTTTAGTATTTAGTGCTTTAGCTTTGATTGCAACTGCTGCTTCAGCTGCATCTTCGAAGAATGTATTCCAAGCGGTTTTAGTATTTAGTGCTTTAGCTTTGATTGCAACTGTTGCTTCAGCCGCATCTTCGAAGAATGTGTTCCAGGCAGTTCTAGTGTTTAGTGCTTTAGCTTTGATTGCAACTGCTGCTTCAGCTGCATCCTCAAAGAATGTGTTCCAGGCAGTTCTAGTATTTAGTGCTGTAGCTTTGATTGCAACTGTTGCTTCAGCTGCATCTTCAAAGAATGTATTCCAAGCGGTTTTAGTATTTAGTGCTTTAGCTTTTAAAACAGTTGCGGTAGTTTCTAGGTCACGTAGAAAAGTCTTCCAAGATTCGGAGGCTTTTGCAGTACGGGCTTTATCTGCTGGGCTATCTGGGATTACAGCTCCAGAACCGATTCGACCGCTTATAGGGCTCGTTGCGCCAACGCCCTTAACTAATTCAGTTTGCTGTTTAAGTAGTTGTATCTGCCGCTTAAGTTTATCCTCGATAATTTTCGCTCTGTCGATCTCATTGCGGCTTATACGCGCATTAAGTTCGTCACGCGCTTCTAGTGCTGTTTTTAGTTTGCCCTCTGTAACTCCAAGTAAGCGGAGCTGTTGTATTTGTTTGTTGTAGTCAGCTACACTTCGTTTTAGAGCTGCGCTACCTTTTGCTGTACGGTTAAGTTCACGTTGTGTCTCTAGTAGTCGTCCCAGTCCGACGGCAGCTTGTTGGATAAGTTGTACGTCTTTTTGTTCGATGCCAAACTCGTATTGCTCTTGAATAGCTTGTATATTTTTACTTCGTGCTTTTACATCAAATGCACCAGCTCGCTGGAGGTTTTTAAGTCTTCTTTCATACAGTTCTACAGCGTTGTTAAGTTTTAATTGTCCGGTTAAACCTTCCGCGTACCTTCTCTTATCTGCTTCTGCGTACTCCTTGCTTATGGCAATACCCTGCTTTAGCTGCTTGGCAAGCTCCTCGGCATCAGCTAAAGCTTGCTTGTTGGGGTTTTTTTGGAATTTGCCGCCTTGAGGCGGTAATACTCTTTTAAGGTTTAATTTTTGTATAGCTTCAATAGTTTCGTTAATTTCGTCCAGACGACTTTGAAGTCGCTTTAATACTCCTTCGTTCTCTAGCTCAAGCCGAATTTTTGCAGAATAATCGGCCACCTACTTACTGCACCGGGCTTAAAGCAGTCTACGACGTAAAAAGCCGCCGGGTTAGCGGCGGCGTTTGGCCTTTTCCATTGCCTTTTCCTGGTCCTCGTTCAGGATCTGAAAGTAGGCGCTCCAGCCGAGGAGTTCTTCGGCTGTCATCTTGGTCCGGATTTCGCTAAGGGTTAGTCCCAGCTCTTTGGCGACTCCGAATTGGAGGAGGAGCCAGTTGTCCTTGCGAATCTCGGCGCTCAGGATTTTGGGTCGATTGGCTCTGCGTCGTCAGTCAAAATTGCCAGCATCAGAGATTGCAGGTCTCTGTCCTTAACGTCCTCCTTGAGAACGTCGATTTCGCCGGGACTGAACAGCTTGTTACCTGACTCGTCGAGGGCTTTCGCGATCAGCAGCTGCAGTGCAAAGGCGTTTGCGTCGTCGGACTTGGCTCGCTTTTGAGCGCGTTCGCGTTCGGCTGCAGTCAGCGGGCTGACCCACATCTCGAAGGTGCTGCCGTCAGAAAGTTCGACTACTCGTTTGGTGGGCTCCAGATTGGCTGCCTTGCGGAGGCGGTCAATCGCACGCACTGGAATCGAGGCGGGCATGTAATCTTGGTGTTCTGTTTCTAATGTAGCGCATTACAAATAAAAAGCCCCAGTCGAAACCGGGGCGGGTGTACTTGCGTCAGCAATGTGTCAGCTGGTGGCGAAGTCGAAGGTGGGGGTGCCGGCGGGACGGAAGTTGACCGTCACCGATTGGGCGTCGTCGGGGTTGACGTTCATGCTGGCCGAGGTGATCACTGCGTCGAAAGCGATCGAGCGGCTCAGGGTGTCGTCCAGGGTGCCACCGCTGAACACGCGATCGGTGTACAGCTTGAAGGCAGCGCCAGTCTGTTGACGCTGGAGCACGTCCTCGATCAGGCGGTTGGAGAGCGAAAGCTCTTCGTTGGTCATGTAAGCAGTTGCGGTGCCGCTGCCGTCGCCAAAACCGGAGATGTAGTTACGGAAGGGGACGTACTGACCAGGGGTTTGACCGATGGTTGTTACGTCGATTTCGGCCCGGTTGATCTCGAAGCTCCAGTCGCGGACTTGACCGACGACGGCAAAGTCGGCATAGGCAACTTGGAACTCGTTGGGGGAAGCGGCGGTGCCAGCGTCAGTGATGGTGATGGTCGAACCACCGGCGGTGGCCGAAACCTGCAGCACGCCGGTTGCTGGTGCGTAGGCAATCACGTAATAAGTGGTACCTGCAGAGATGCCGGCGGGGAGGGTGCCAGTGCCGGAGCCGCCGGTCTGGCTGTTGATCACGCTGAACTTGACGGGATCGCCTACCTTGAAGTTCAGGTAGGGGGCGACAGTGATCTCGTCACTGCTGGTATTCACGTTGGATACACCGAACGATCCGGTGGTTCCAGCGGGCTTGTAGTAGAGGGCGCCGGACGTGCCGGACAGTACGGTAGTTGCCATTGGCTTACCAAGATGGACGGTTGGGCGGGCACTGCCCGGCTTACTACAGGTTAGCGCCCTTCTTTACCTTTATTACGTAAGCACAGTTGCAACGTAAGACGTGTCAATGCGCCCCACAAAATGCGGAGCGTTCTCTGTGGCAGAAAAGGTCGGGCCGTTGATTTCTCCAATCTTAAAGTAGACGCCAGAAGTGGTCTTGGCGGAATTGTTGAGTGTCTCCAGCACATTTACGGCGGTGTTTAGGAGGGTTTGGTTTCGGGCTGGACCACGCCCTTTTTCTGTAAAAATGCGGATAACAACTGCGCCCCGCGCATTATCAACGCTAGACGTAAGCGTGGGCTCGTTGGTAATGCCGAAAGTAACATTGACGCGAACGTATTCAGTGGTGGTGTTAGGTGGCGTGGCAGTGATGTTGTCAAAATAGACTGGGACTGCTGGGGATAAATTGTTGAATGCGGTTAGCAAGGGGCCTTCGACCGCAGCGCGAATAGCTTGGTAGTTCATCAACCGAATCCTTTAGGTTTAAATGTACCAAAACCTTTTTTGGCGCCTTCGCCTAAATCTTTTTTGAGTGCTCCGCCGTTTACGTAGGTGACATACCAGTCGAGTGGGGCTGTGCTGCGATTTCGTTTTGCGCCGCTTTGTAGCTCGCCACGAAGACCGCCTTGTGGTCGAACTCCGTATTCGAGACGATCAGGTCTGATGGTGCCCTTCAAAAGTTTTTCTTCTGGGTACTCGTACTCAACTAGGTCTTGTGCTTGGTCTGCGTAGCTCATACCGTTGACAATGCGGTACAGAGTGCCTGCTGTAAACCTTGTTTTTGGTACGTTGCGGCGATCGTACACGTATTGGCGGCCTTCACTGCGATGACCGCCGGGCTCCGTACCGGAAGGGAGTGCGTACCAAGCGGAGGAGAATTTACCTGTCCAGATCGGGCCTCGCTCGGACAGAGAGTTCATGATTTCGACTGCTGCGTCCTGCGCAGCAGCGACTGTGGCTTCCTTTATGTCGTTTACCAAGAATTTGATGTCTTTTTTGGCCATTACTGGGGCCTCACGATTAGGGAGTGGTAAACCGGGTTGTCGCCACGATAGGTCGTGATTGAGATGATTTTTGCCTCGCGGGTGGCGCCATCTTGGGTGTACTTGATGCGGTCAGCCTCGCTTGGGTAGTAAGTGCCAAGCTCGGTGGTGCCAAGGATGATTTTTAGG